CATTGGACTATTCATATCATCTTGAAGCATCGTTATGCCTGCTCTTGGATTGTCACATAAAGCAACATGATTTCCTCGAATATTAATTTGCTCAGGAGTATCTGTTTGAGTAATATCACAATCATAACCACAACTCAAATACTCTAAACCATTATTAATTGCTTCAATCGCTTCTGAAGTAGTCACAATTACGTTACCTACTAAAACTTCTTGGTCACCATCTTGCAATTGTGTTGGTCGTTTAGAACCAGTTAAGATTTGACCGTTTCTTTTTACTGCTCTTCGAATATCTCTAACAAAACCATGATATAGTTTTTTGTGATTTGCGACTGTGACCGGTTCGTTCGGATGTTGAATCGTCAAAGGTTTGTTTTCAAATGAAGCAATTGCTTCAGGCGAAAAGACTTGCTCAGGTTTTCTGTCTACTTCAACGTCTGTAATTTCGTCGATCGAATTGTCATACACTTGATTATGTTTATATATTTGCGGACCTGTTCTAGCAAGTATAGCATCAACACAGATTAAGTAGCCTTCGGGTGTTTTATATCGATGCTCACTAAGTTTTTCTGTAACTAGTACTCTCATAGGCATTACTCTCCTTTATTAATTATATTATATCATAAATGTGTTGAAATGTAAATTGTCGTTTGTGTCGTTTTAAAACTAGATAATTTTGTCTGTCGAGATAGTCAATTCACCATATTTTGTCATAATTTTGACCCGTGCAGAATAAATATGCTGATTTTGACCTTCTTTTCGAGTAATCTCTGAACTAAACTCAATTATTTCACTCACATCAGGATGTTTGAGTATTGTTGATGTAATGTAAATATCTAGCACGTTTGTGTTTTTGTGTTTTTCCCACAAAGGAAAACCTGTATTGACAGCATACCACAATTCACCCTGTAATACATTCAACCTTTGTGTTAATGAATCTGCCACAGCTTGTTTACCTGTCGCATAATTATCATGCTTATTGTTCGGATTGTAAAACTTAGCTGTTCCATCTTGATTGATTCCATACGAACCAAACCAAACTATGTCTCTACGTAAGACGTTTCCTCCAGCATCATATTCTGTTTTCAATCTTCTACATTTCATAATTATTCACCCCACTGAGCAGTGTCAAACACTGAAGTAATAGCGTCCCAAATTGCAAGTTGAGTAATATCTAAAATAGAATGCTGATACACAATACCAACTGAACGAATTGTATAGTTTCCTGCAAGAAATAACTTCTTGTCATTATCTGTCAAAGCCGGACTATCATTCAACACTATCGAAACTGTAGAAGGTGTTTCAGTATCGTAAATCAGAACCTCTAAACCAATACTTTGATAGTTTGAAATGAACTCTTCAAACGTTCCAACATAATTATTCTGCAATATTCTAGTTTTGATTGCTCTAAGAAGTTCAGCATTTGTAAGTGTTAGTGTGTAATAGTGAGGAACGTCATTCACTAAATATGTAACGTCCATTTGTCGTTTAGTTCCTATTAACTCAGCAAGCTTATCAAGTAAATCATCTACATCATCTGTAGTTGTCATTGATAATGCGTTAAACACATCATCAATAGTTGTATCAACATCAAGCAATACTTTCCATAAGACTTCGATTTGTTCTTCAATTCCGTATGAGTTTCTTAAGAACATCGTGAGCTTTTGTAGATAGTACTCTTTATTCTTTAATTTGTCGATTAACATTATCAACCACCTTCTTTACGAACTTTTTTCTATAAATCAATCTGTATATAAGCCCCGCAAGAGGCAATGTTATGAATGGCTTTTCTAACGTCCAAGGCATCCATAAAATCGCTATCCATGCTGAACCTGCAACAGTCATCCAAGACCAACCTAATATTGGTCCTAGCACTACAAATACATACGCCCAACCGTTTGTTATAACCCAAGAAATCAATAAGCAAGGAATCATCTTTAGTGTCAGATATGGTCTCGCCCAATCCCACGTTGACCTCAGAAATCTTTTTATCATTATGTAATAATTATAACTATATTATCTGGAGAAGTTCCTGAAATGTCAACATTTGAATAATTAAAGTACGTGTCGGGATTGACGTATGATTGAGCTAAGTCGTCGATTTTCAAATCAACTAAAGAATAAGTAGAAACTCCTCGATATTTAGGATCTGCAAATAGCACTACTGATTGAAGTTCTAAGAAGTCAATGTCTTGCGAAATTCTTAAATTATTCAAGTAGTTGATTACTTTATTTGCGATTGCATTGCCAGTTGAATTAGGCTCACTTCCGCTTACAAAATAATTTTTTGGTGTGACTTCAATTCGAATAGCTGGGCTAATCGGTACACACTCTTTCCAAGCAACTTTTTGTGTAATATTTAGTGTCGTTGGATAGTTGTAAGTTTTGTTAAATCCAGTAGTAAGTGCTGTTGTTTCAGTAGTATGTACACCTGGAGTTTTCTTTTCATAAATGATTGAACCAAGTACGCTGTCAGCAATTGCTATGTTTGGGTTCTTTCTCAATACAATATAAATTGCGTTTTTAGCTATTGAAGTTCCATCTTTTGCAGTAATTACACCAAGAGTATCGTTATTATAGATTTGCACATCTATAATTCCTGAAACATTCAATAATGATGCGACTATTCCTTCTAACACAGATGTGCTTCTCATAGAAAGTACACTATCTCTTCTAGCACGAAGTTGAGCGTCTGACTCTCTCCAAGTTCCAGGAATTGCATCGCTTTGCATCGTGATTGTTACACCAGCACGCATTTGTACAGTCGTGTAAATCCAACCAACTTCGGCTTTGACGGGTCCAAACTCATCACATTTTGCAAGTACAGTCGCTTCACCATTTTCATTTGCAACGAATGGCTCGCATGTCCAAGTTGTACCATTCTTGTCTAATAACACAAGTTGATTTCCTGCAAGAAAAGATTCGTTTGCAGATAGTCCTTTGATTGTCACATACACAGTACTTTTTGTTGCAGGTTTTCTCGTCACATTTGTCAATGCACAAAGTATATCAAGGAATTTCCCTGTAGCTGTTCTTGTATCTAAGTTAGCATACATTGATTTGACTGTTTGAAGAATATTGTTGATGATTAAACTAAGTGTCTCAATATAAATACCATCTGCAGAACTTGTAGATAAGTCAATGTCACTTCCATAAATGTTTTTAAATTGCTCAACTAATGTTGCTCTAACTTGTTGATAATCAGCAACGACAACTCCGTTTGCATTAAACGTGATTAGACCTAAATAGTTTGTTGACACATTAAATCACCTCTTCTTTCTTATACACTTGAATTATCACTGCGTTTGATTCACCATGCAAAGTGTTAGATGATGCTAACCGCGATAGTTTATCGCCACTCAAAACCAATTGAAGATTCTTTCTAAAGTCTTTGTCCATATAAAGTACAATAACTACAGAACCTACAACCAAGTCAGCTTCTAATGAATCAGAATAAACACAAACTGTTTCTGATGGTTTGTCTTCTTCATCGATCGGAAATGTTCTTACATAACACTGTTTCTTTAATGTGTCTAACTTTGTTACTATTCCAAAAGATGCAACTTGCAATCTTCTCATGATTCTTTCTTCTAATGCTAGTAAAACGTCTAATAAATCAGTTTGTTGAATTGCGCTCATCGAACAGCACCTCCAAACACATTCATAAGCATAGATTTCGACTTTGCTTTCATTCTAACTTCAAACTCTCCGTCTGCATTTGATAAGTTGTAGTTGAGCTCAACAAGTAGATATTGATTGTTCTTATCTAAGTAAAATCCAAGCTGAGTTTGTGTAGCTTCTTGAACACTCGAAATAGATGTATCAATCAATCGATTGTCTATTACGAGTGTATCGCCTGGCATAAAGTTGAAGATTGGCAATGATGTAAGCCGAACTCCTTCAGAAGTCAAAGTTGGATAGCCTTTAATAAGTAGACCATTCTCTGGTCGAATATTTACAACTCTTGCATCAGTTCTCTTCATATCCCAGATTGAGACGATCGCACCTTTGCTTGAATCTGCTTGAACTACGAATGATGTTGAGTTTCTTGTGAACACATCTAAAAACGAGCTTGCTGTTCCTTTTGCACTCATTGTGTCAGTAATAAATTGTCGTTTGAATTCTTCGGAGATGTTTGAGTTTTGCACACCAGCACGTTTTAATATGAAGTCTAATGCGGCATACATATTCACACCTGAGTTCAACGACAAGTTCAATTTACTATTGTATAGTCCAAGTAGTTTGCTAACACAAATTATATGCACAACGTTTGTTTCTCTAGACTCTCTTTCCATCGAAACATCTAAAATCTTGCCTTCAAAAATTTTATTCACACCTGTAGATTTGTAACCTGCGAAAACTTCAATCTCATCATACTTATAGGCGATTATCTTTGCGATTTCACCATACGTAAGATTAAATATATCTACAACGAACTCATCTTTTAAAGAAGACAGATATTTGTTGCCATTCACATGTATGATAAGATTTCTATCGTCTGTGTTATGCCCAAACTGCATCATAGTTCTGTTTAGCTTAGATTTTAGTTTAACGATGAGTTGTCTCACCCATATTTTCTTCATAGACTACACCTTCAATGCATTACTAATAATATCACTAACCAACGTATTCCACTCTTGCATATCGACTTTAGTAATCAAGAACACGAAGTTTGTTAAGTCATTATAGTAGTCCATATTGTCGTAATCACCGTATATGTCAGCTTCACCAAGTTTCATATTGATAAGATAAACGTATGTGCCAGATTTGCCCATAAATAAATTGTTGTTTGTTGAGCACTCTGTCATATTAGCAAGTCCAACCAATTGAGCAGTTTCGCTAATCAATGAACCATTAATATCGGTAATCTTCATACTCCAAAAACCAGTAGCATTATTCTTTTCAAACTTGAAGATGTAATAGTCACCATCGATACTCATAACACATTCTTGATTAGTATTAGCAGTTATCGCAAATACTTGAGCGGCGGTCTCTAATACTTCTAATTGAGTATGTATTTCACCAAGAAAATTGACGAATCGTTCAACTTCAGCTTGCTTTTGACGATCGTTTTCATAATTCTTAAATGCTTTAATTGCATACTTGCTTTGTTCAGTTTTCTTTTTGCCCCAAGTAACTAATGCGAATATACCAGCTGCGATTGCACTAACACCTAATGCAATCCAACCTACAACTGGAATTGATACGCCTAAAGTAATCGCTGTGCCTATAACACCTTTTGCTAATAATGCAGCTCCAACGCTTGTTACGACTAATGCTGTTCTTGCTTCATCGCTTGTAATGATAGTCAATGCACCAAGCAAAAACTCATCATCAATAAGTTTTGCAGACTTTAAAGCGGCTATCACCATTTTGTCAATCTCTTCCCAATCAATAAGTGTGTCAGTCAAATCGAGTTGTAGTGGTTCTGTAAGAATCGGTAGATTCGGATCGTTTACATCAACTTCATATTCAACCTCTTCAACTGCTGCCGTATAGATTTGTTTAAATGAAAAAGTGTAGTCTAAAGTGTTTGCATGTTCTGTCCATTGAATAGACCGTAACACATAATTCTGTCTTACATTGAATATACTCATGATGTCTACGAATAATCGTTCATCTTTAATTCTTTCAAATAAGTTTTGTATAGCTTTCAATCTCGATAGTCCTGTATAGTTCAAAGTCGAGAATCGACTATTCGTTGAGAATGTCCCTGAAATAGTAATTGTTGCAGGCTGTCTGTACATGTGATCTGAGATTGAGTCACCTTCAACTAACGGATATGTCGAAACAGTAGATGTCAAATCTATAGAAACTCTATCAATAGTGTCTAAATCTAAGTATCGTTTTTCATCATCAATTGTTACAGCAATAACTAATCTTTTTTCCATCATCTCACCTAACCTTTCAATGCTTCAATAAGCTGGGCATAAGATAATCGTCCTGCTTGTGAAAGCATTTGTTTGTCTGTTAAAACTTGTGATGAAGGATTGAGCGTGTTATTGATATTGACATTCGTTGTACTCGTTCTACTAGTATAGTTTCTAACGATTTCCATTGATGCTGCATGTCTTTGTGAATCAGACCTTGAGATTTGAAAAAAATCAAGGATTGAACTAAGCAACGTCAACACACCTTCCATGAATTGCATACCAACTTCCATAACTTGCTTGATAGTGTCTTTGTTTTGCATAAAGAACTCAATCATTCCAAGCTCCATGTCATACTTAAATTCAGACCATTCTAACTGAAACTCTTGAACTGTTCTAAAGAAGTCTTTGTTTGCAAGTTCAGTATATTTTCCTGACCAATAACCCATACGTTCAGCAAACTTTTCTTGTTGTGCTGGATTCATAAACATTAAGTCTTCTTCTGAGCTCATACCAAGTTCACTCATAGCTTGACTCAATGCATAATTCTGAGCTGGATCCATAATGCCATACTTAAGTGCTTGTTGTCTTGCAGATGCGTTTGTAAATAACGAGTTCGCTAAATCGTATGAAGCCATTTCTAAGATTCGTTCTTTGGCAGCTTTAAGCGTTTCTTTAAAGAAATCAGTAAGAGCATCACCAATAGACTCAAACATATCACCAAGTTTGTCTTTTATAAGCTTACGAACAACATTAACATTTTCAGTAGATTTTGTTGACTCTTCTAACTCTTTAAGCATTTTTCTAAGGCTTTTTAAAGTCTCAATATCTTTTTCAGATGTACCTTTTTCAAACTCTGCTATCGCTGATTTAAGCGTGTCAGCATATATCGTATCGAGTTTCTTTTTCAGTTCATCAACTTCACGACTGTCGACTTTAATTCGCAACTCTTTTGTGTATGATTGCTTAGCCATTCTTCATCACTCTTTTCATCGAAATTGTTTTGTTATATAAACTGACTACACACATCTCATACATCTGTAACACTTCATAAATGTCGTACACATCTCTTAGCTCAGCTAGTGTTGCAAATCGATTGACTATCAGAGTGTAGAGAATGTAGTGAGTGTCTTTAGGCAGCATAAACTCTAAATCGTTAGATTGTCCAGTCAAATCTTCAGAGTTTATTTGGTTGATTTGCTGGACTTTGTAAAAACCATCGCCAATACGTCAGTCACAAAATGAGTAACAACTTCTTGAAGAACTTGTATATTGTCTTCAATATCTGCAGGCCAATACACTTCTCTATTTGTTTCTTTGACAGGCAACCATTGGTCGAGTACTTTCACTTCAGTATTCTCTAAAGCGAATGTAAAGATTTGTTCTGTAGAAGCTATGTCTTTGCCACCAAATTGAGTGGCTACACTAAGTAACTTCACAGGTGAGATTTTCTTAAATCTGAATTCGAGTTTAGGCTCAATTTCAGATTTGAATGTTTTTTCATAGTATTTCATTATCGAATCCTCCGTATTCTTTTTTTTTAATTAAATCCCCACACTCTTAAATTATATGAGGGGTCGCACTTTAATCTTATCTGAGTTGTAGATATCGATGTCACTGTTGCGTAAGTTAAACTTCCATCGAATTGAGCAAGTCTAATACCGCCGTTTTGAGTAATCTCTGGGTTAGATTCGCTAACCACAGCGTACACGTAAGAGTTTATATTATACGTATTTCTAGCGACATCACCCGTATTGTATCCTGAGGCTGGTTTATTCGAATTTAACCAACTTACAAATTCTGATGATGTAGTTAGATCGAAATTAGCCTCGTCTATCACAAAAGGTCCTGAATAAGGATAAGTACTTGTCTCCCAAGTTTTAGGCTTAGCTGCCAGATAATAGTGATAAAATATATCTGGCGTAACAATTTTGCTGTCACCATAGAAATTGCCATCATATCCTGTAGTTTGTTTTTTTAACTCAAATAGTAAAAATTTATAACCATTTATCATGGATTTGTTGATAGCTTGATTGTTAGTATATGTGCCAATTAATGTTCCGTTAGACAAACTCTCACCTAGTTTTGTATCAACATAATTTTTAACGGCGAGAGCAGATGGTATTTGTGTATTAGTAGGTATCGTACCAATTGATGTTACTTTATCTAAATCTGACAAAGCACCATCTATAGTTGCTCTTGAAAGTATTTTAACTCCAGCAGTTGTGTATTTAGTAATTTTTGGTTGAGTATAATTATACACACTCTTAGCTGTAGGAATCTCCATATCAGTTGAAGTTGAACTGACTGACGTTACTTTTGTAAGCGAATTGACAATACCAGCAGTTGTGCTCTTAACGAGAATATCATTAGGTGAACCGCTTGGAATGATTGGTTGAGCATATGACTTAAGAAGTTTTGCAGTCGGAATCTGAGAATTAGTAGGTGTAACAGGCATTGTTGTCACTTTATCTAAGTCCGAGTATGTTCCATCTGTAGTACCTCTAGTCAGTATTTTAATTCCAGCAGCAGTATGCTTAGCGAGTTTTGCTTGAGCATAATCATAAACACCTTTTGCTGTTACAAGTTGATTAGTTGTAGATGTACTAGACACTGTATCGGTTTTACTTAAGTCACTATTTGTACTAATTGCAGTTTCAAATGTAAGTCTTTGAAGATTTGCAGCATGTGTTATTGGAGTATCACCACTACTAATAGTGAGTGTGCCTGCTTGTTGCGTTGTCGTTTCTGCACTTAGTCCCTTGACAATGTAAAAACCTTTTAATGCTCCAGCAGTTGAATAGTATAGCACATCATTATTTTTATGTGTGCCAACCCATGATGTTTTGAATTGCAGTTTTGAGTTAAGGTTAAGGCTAATTCCATAGCCTTGTTTAGCCTCTCTTGCAGTAGTAGTTTCTTCTACAATTGCACCACTCTTAACGTTATCAGCTAAAATTGCATGTTCTACTTTAATTTTGACTAAAGCTTCAGTCAATGCTGCGACCAAAGCCGCATGAGTAGTTTCTGTACCAACGGTTATTGGAATTGTTAAATCGTTGTCGTTTGGCACAACTGTTTTTAATGCTTCAATAAGAGCACTTGTTACGAGTGTTGCATTTCGTAAGCCAGTATTTATAAGTTTTGAACTAATTGGTGTTCCAGGTTGAGCGCCATTTATTCTTTGTGTATCTGTGTTGTACTGAGCATCAGTATACTTTTGAGTAGTATTTTCGCCATGTACTTTCAGATTGTTTATAATCTTTGTTGACATGCACTACCTCCTATTTAAGTTTTTTTAATGTGCTATATGTTAGTACTGCGCTAAGAATTGCACCTAAAATAAAATACAAGAATGAGTTTGTTTTTTCAATATTCAAAACTTCTGCGATTAATAAGTAAAGCATCATAATAATGAATACATCAAAAGCTAAAAGTGCGAATAACAAAGTCATACGTTTTTTGTATTCTTGCATAATTTTCCTCCTATAACCATTCTATTGAACGAACAAAATCTTTATCAATCAAAAAAAGTAGCTTAACACGATTAGTAGAATTGCCCAAAATCTTTTGTGCTTCATATTCTACACCTCGGCTTTTTCAGTTTCTGTTTTGTCCTCTTCAACAACATCATCTACAAACTCATTTTCTTTTGCAAGCATGATATCAGCTTTTGCTTTGATTTCTTGAAGTATTTTTGATGATTGAGGTTTGAGCAAACGTTCAGCCATCATTGCTTGACTTAACAATGCAATTAACTCTGTAACATCATTAAGTTTGTTGTTAGTCTTTCTAAATGCTTCTTGAACTTCTTTGTCAATCTTTGCAAATACTTCTTGAACTTCAGCAGGTAGAAGCTTAATCAATTTCACTAAATCAAGTTCTGTTACACCTTTTACTACATTATCTCCTTCACCAAAAAGTTGAGCAATGATATTTGCTACTAACATTCCTATAACGCTTGTGTTTTTAGACAACATTTTAGGTATAACAAACTTGAAGAGAACGTACAGAATAACTATTAATAATAATGGCACTAATTGTTCTGCAAATTGTTCCCACATGCACTTACTCCTTAGTATCGTCTAATATGATGTCTTTAAGCTTTTTAGTTGAGGCTTTTTGACGTTCGATTTCCATTCTAGCTTCTTTAAGTCTTTGTTCATGAGCAATGACTTCATTCTTTTCTTCCTCTGAAACATTATCTGGAAGAGTGTCCGCGAACTCACCAATTGTGATAACTCCATCTTTGTTTAATGATTTGACAGTCGGCCATTCAGTAATGTACGAAGGGTACCATGCAGAGCCCATTTTAAGTTTGATTTTTTCTTTTGACCAAAGAGGTTGTATCTTCAGTTTGTTTGGGATTGCTTGTTTTGGATCTGTCAAATCCAAAAAACTTAAACCACCTGTTACTTGAATGTTCTTTGAACTTTGAATTTTAACATACTTTTTCATTTTGCTTTCTCCTTTTCTTCGTTTTTCGACATATTCTATTAAACTTTTATTGTTTGTGAATGTAACGTATTCACCTTCGTCTGTTTTAAATGCGTCAGTAACCATATCGTTATCTAACACTGCTATAAAACCGTCTGGAAACTCAGGATGCGGTTGCACATCTACTATGAGATGTCTTGAAATGATTAGCTCTTTAACTTCTCTAGTAAGTCTACGTCCCATACAATTCCTCCATAAGCTTAGGATGTGTTGCTATATATCTATCAGCTGCTTTTTCGTATAAAGCCGCATTTGTTCCATCGTACTTAGGCATCTTTACATTATCTCTACAATTGAAATATGTTGGATGGTCACTAAATCTAATGCTATATAAATAAGCTTGCGGATTACGACCAACTGTGTTTTTGTCATCGAAAATGTAAAGCGAGGGTGATAGTTTAAAATCAGTTTTTGCTTGTTTTCTAGGATTGGGGTCGTACCAAGCAACTCTTAACGATGGGTATTTAGATTTGTATTTTCGTTCGATCCATCCCACATGTCGCATGTCTTCAATAAATGAGTCTTTCGACTTTCTAGCAAAGAGCTTAAACTTCTTTTTTGGCTCTTCTTCAATTTCTTCACCTTCATCTAAATCGATGTTTTCCATTTCTTCCTCAGTAGTGTCCTTGAGTTTTTCAATATCTTCGTCAGTAATGCAAAGATCGATTCCAGATTGTTCTGAGTATTTCTTAAGCGCTTTAGCTGCACTTTGAGGAGTCATAACACCATCGCCAATCATTTGAGAGAGGAATTGACCGAATAAGTTAAGGTCTCTAAGATTGTCTTCATCTTTTTTAACGATTAACGAGTTGAATGTGAATCTGACTTTTTCTTTAATGCCATACTTACGATAGATAGTCTCAATCAAATCTGTAAGCGGTTCTCTATAGTAGCTGTTTTTGCGAAGTTGAATTGTTTCATTGTATCGAACCATCGCTTCAGTATCATTTGAAAAACCACCTTTTAAGTCACCAAAGAGTATACCTTGCATGTCTAACGCGGCGGCGACTAGCCACATGTTCTTTTCTAGTAAGTCAGATAGGCCACTCAAACCAGGAAATGTGTTTTGCTGATACTCATCGTCTTTGTCTAAGAATGTTAACGAGTTGAAGTTTCTCCCCCAATTCACCATTTCTAATCGTTTTCTCAATTGAGCTTCATTATCTTGGTCAGCCCCCATAAACACACCTCGCATACCAGCCATTTTAATGACTTCGATAAGCGATTTGTTGATTAGAGAGTGAATACTTGCTTTGAGTTTATCATCTCTACTTAATTCGTTAAGTATGTGTGCACCTTCAGCATAACCCCATCCTTGGAGCATTCCCTTCCTGACAAGATTTGGTGCAATTCTATGTTCATAACGAATCACCCATGTATGATGAATCTTGTAACGTTGACCATCAGCAAACATAATCTCATAATACTTAGGTTTTCCGAAGTGTCTAGACTTCATATTGGTAACTATCTCGTCTGTGCTTGGTGCTACACCGTACCATCTATCAGTCACATACAACTTCAATATTGAGTTCTCATCAATAAGACCTTCATTAAATGCCTTATCTATCGATTGATACATATAACTCAATTTTACTGTGTTGAATAGTTTTACAGCAATTGCTCCACCGAATAACGAACCCCACATTACAAGTTGAGTCATGTCAAAAATGTGCTTTTCTAACTCTTCTTGCACTTTAGTTGTATCTTGGTTACAAATTAATGTGATTCCATGATTCACAACATCTTGAGCAGGTTTATCAATAGCACGTCTAAACACCCACGAATCATTGTAGAGTGCAAGCCATAGTGTCCAATTGAGGGTATCATTACTAAAGCCATAGTTTGTAAAAGACTCGACAATATCTTTGTTCCCAATTCCGAGTACACTATTTTGATAAGCATCTTCAATCAGTCTTTTACTTTTACGAACTTCATCTTCGAGTGTTGGACCATTTAGAGATTTGATTGTAGCAGTCATTGCGTTAATGAGTGCAATCGTATGAGCATTAGATATTGAGTCAGTCTTCTTTTCATCGGCCATAAATATCTACCTCCTAATTATATTATATCATAAAATTACTAAAATGTACATAGTTTTTGCGAATAACACCAAACTAAAAAACTATACATAAAACGTGCGCACGCGTATGTGACAACTCATTTTAATAATAATCTTAATAATTGACTACAAATGACAGCTCAAACTTCATCTTAATAATTTACTAACACTCTTTTCGACGTTTTTAATTTGTTTGAAAATTATTAAATTATTAAATTCTAGTGTATATTTATATATATATTTATAAAAATGTATATTTTATACTTTTTTTATATTTTTTTAAATAATTATAATTATAATTTAATAATTTAATAATTTTAAAAAAATAAACAAAAGAGTGTATACTGCTGTTACATTTTGATGCGTTTTAATGAGTCTTTTTTTTATTAAATTATTTTATTAACTTACTATTAAGATGTGTTAAATTAATATAATAGTTTGTGAATTTGCATGTATTATATATTAAGCTACTCAACCTTAATAGTTTTCAAAAGTAACTTAATAAAGTAATTTAATATTTAAAAAAATTATTAAACTAAATTATTAAATACTGTTTACATTTAATAATTTGTATGATATAATATAATTGTATAAAAACTATTAATATTAGGAGGAGATGAAGATGAAGACAATGATTGACATTAAACAAGGAGTTAACGCAATAAGTATGTCGGAGTTTCAACTCACTGATAACGTAAGTTACCCAGCTAAACGTCGTGCAGATGTTAAAGCATTAAAAAGAGTGCTAAAAACGTATCTGCATAAATTCGGTTTCCCAGAATGCTTAAATCACATAAAGTATTATAACAACTTTGTTAGAATTAATGGCGTTAATTACAATGGCTTTGATAAAAAACAAATTACTAAAATGATAGAAATGATGCTAACAAAAAGTAAAATAAAGGAGGAAGAAAATGACGAAAATTAAATTCAACGATGTATTGGTATATGGTTATATTGTTAAAAAAGAGAGTTCGCAATGAGTGTAGGAGATTTAACAGCACTAAAAGCAAAAGTAGATACTGCAATACATAAAGATATGCCGCTTAGTGAATGGAGAGCAATATTATCTGAAGAATGCGGTGTATTCGTTTACAATGAAGTGTATATTGCAAAAAGATTCGACCATATTCAATACTCGTTTGTCAATAAAGAAACAGCTAAAGAGATTTTAATTGACAATTTGTATGCATTACTTCGTTTCAAGTATTTCACAGCACGTACTGACGAAACAGATAAACGTATTAAAGAGATTGTGTCGTCATTTACTGACAATCTAAAGACTTCGCTGTTAAGAGTTGCATTTGATTGGGAGTTACAACCTAATCATCGTATTATTAAACAAATACCAAACAATTGCATCGCTTTTAGAAATGGCGTCTTTGATTTTCTCAATAATAAGTGGTTGTTCAAATATAACATAACACGAATTGCAACTAATGCGAACATCATGTACTCGTACGATCCGTCATACGTTATCTTGTGGTATGTTAATATTGACTTTACACCACTTGATATTGACATTACAAAGATTCCGTTTGAAGAGTTCGTTGAGTTAATGAAAGAACTTGCTAAAGACAAAAAGAATAAAAACTATGCGTTCCAATTACTATACAATATGTCACATGACACAGCGCATAACTTCTCAATGCAAAAGATGAAACATTTGAGTGAAATACTTGGTTATACTGTGCTTCAACAATTCACTCAGCATTTCGTATTGATTATGGGTTCTGGTCAAAATGGTAAGAACTCATTGTTTGATGGTTGTCTTACGCCATTCTTAGTGCCAAGACCTGCATCAAATGATTTAGATGCTATCGAAAATGATCGTTTCATTACAGGTTCGTTAGAGAACAAATATCACAATATATTCTTAGAGACTTCGGCTAAGACATATACTCAATCAACAATGCTAAAAGCGTTGACTGGTTCGATGTATCAAACAATTGAATCGAAAGGTGTCAACAAATATTCAGGTGTGTTGAATTGCAAGTATCTCTTCGCAGGAAATGACCAAGACAAAATCAAGTTTCGTGATACAACTGTTGGTTTCCGTAGACGTATCAATGTTTACGAGGTATGGTATCGTTGGGACAAGTCAAAACAATATCTTAAGCAAGGTGACTATTATGATATAACATTCTCATCTGACTTAAGAGAGTTCAAAGCTGACGTATCGAACACTATTGTGTATATGTACTTTGCAATGTATGGTCTGTTAAGTGCAACGAACGGTTTCAAGTCGGACTTCACATTTACATACAATGAGTGGAAACAAACTCTAGCAGATGTTGATACTACACTGAAAAATCAAATCTCAGCATTGACGTTAACAGATTTAGCCACTTACATAAAGCGAAACGAAGAGACTATGAATGAATGTAAAGTGTTGCTTTATTCAGAAACTGGACAGAGGCTATATCGAAGTCCGCAATACTATGCCGTTTACAAAAATTCATCATACGAAAAAATGGTGAACAATTTAACAGATGAAAACTTTGTCCGTATCGCAGATGAACACACATTCTTTATAAATATTCCGATACTCAAAAAGATTTTGGGCAATTTACAAACGCCTATTGCGTTCACACAACAATTGAAGAAACTATTCAATATTTCAGTGCTCAAGTCGTTCTATAACAATCAATCTTACTTAGAGTGCACGCTTAATGGTGATAAGCTGATGCCAATTACATATAAGTAGGTGGTGCGAATGAGCAAAAAGAAAAAACAAGAGATAGTGAACGTAAGACAACCTGATATTGGCATGAACTATTTGAAATCATTAGAAGACGACCCGAAGTATCAAATCGAAGTTGACCCTGATGGTTTCTATGAAATGAGCCCTGAGCACAAGACTTTCG